TTAAATGCGCTGGTCATTTGATATAGGTAAAATGCTTGTAAAGAGTTTTTCGTCATATAGTGCGTACTCAGGTATGTAATCACCATTGCTTTTACCTGTTTGGAAGATAGAGGGGTCCTTGTCGATTAAAACATATAACTCAATGAGAATATTTCTTAGTCCCCAAAGCATTTGCTTTAGTTGTTTTTCATCATTGAATGAGATGCTTATGGCTTCCGTATCTGGTTTTGGATGTTCAAGAATTATTGAGAAAAGATGTTCTTGGTATTTATAATCAATTCCAAGTAGTCTGCAAAGTTGAATTATGTTTGATTCTATGAGTTGTAGGCTAACTAATTGGTCGTCATGATTTTTGTTGTTGGACTTAAGCGATTTGTTTATGTTGTTATAATGATTTGTTGTTTTTCGAATAAAATCTTCTTCGACAACGGTGCTATAGCCATTATCAATGGAAGATGATTTGAAAATATTTTTATAAAGAGTGTACGGATGAACTACAGATAGTTCAATACTGTCTATATCACTAGTTTCTTTATTTAATCTTGATAATTTAAATGTTGGTAGTGTTTGGAATATGTCAGCGAAGCTTTTCAGATGTGAGTAATATGAATCAGTGGTGTTTTTTTCAATAACAAGATTGATTTGCTTTTGTGTTTTTTCTATTTGGTTCTCTGTTTGTGTGGTTCTATGTATATTGTTGACGATTGCTGCAAGAGGTACCGAAGAAGCTAAAATAAATAATGGCAATTTAGAGATGTCAAGAAAGTGATTAAAACCGTCTGATGTGAAATTTAAATCGTGGCCTTTCCAAGCCCAGAGGCCATACAAAACAAACATTTTTAACGGTACGATAATAGATGCTATGAATAATGGTTGTTTTAATAGATTTTTCTCATTTAGTTTAAGCCAATTGAAGCAATAGAACATAAGTATCAATCCAAGTATATAAGCTACACTAAAGAAGATAAAAACTCTTGGACGATTAGTGTATATCAATGCTAAGGCAATTAAGATAGTAATGATTGCGTAGGTAATGATTAATGTGAGCTTTTTTTTCATTCTATTAAACCAAATTATGTAAAGGATTTTTTGTAACAGCATCTTCTAGATGGTCTGGAGAAAAGTGTGCGTAAACCATCGTCATTTTTATATCGGCATGGCCCAATATTTCTTTAAGGACAAGAATATTCCCGCCATTCATCATAAAATGACTGGCGAATGTATGACGCAGCACGTGGGTGCATTGGCCCTCTGGTAGCTCGATGCCTGCTCGCTTTACTGCTCGTTCAAAGGCTTTTCTGCACGGTGTGAATAGTTTCCCTCTGTTCTTGGGGAGTTCATCATACAGATTTTGAGATATCGGCACGGTACGATTTTTCTTACCTTTTGTCTTGGTATAGGTGATCCGGTATTTTGATAACTGATGGCCCTGCAAGTTTTCTGCTTCACTCCATCGCGCACCAGTAGCCAGGCATATTTTTGCAATCATTAGTAGGCTGGTGTTTTGAGATTCGGCGCAGGCATTAAGCAGGCGTTTGATTTCGTCCGTGGAAAGAAAAGCCAATTCACCTTCAGCAATTTTGAAGGTTGGAAGCCCTGCCAGCGGGTTTGGTGCGGACCAGTGCCCTAGTTTTTTCAATGTACCGAACACCGATGACAGGTTACGCTGCTCAAGATTAACTGTGCGAGGTTTAACGGGTGACATGAACGAGCCGTCTTCATTTTGGACCTCCCCCTTTAATCTGGCTTCCCGATATTTTGTGAAATCACCTGCTGTCAGCTCAGAGGCGATGGGATCGCCTAGACCATTACAGATAATTCTAAGTTTCGCCATCAGGCGTTTGGGGTCTGCGAGTGTTTGACCATATAGGGAATACCACTGCTCAATCACTTCTGATAATCGCCGCCGATCTTCCTTCTCACCAAGCCATGGCTTTTTGTTTACTTCGTCCATGGTGAAGCTTTCAAATGCAATGGCTTCGCCTTTGGTAGCAAATTGCTTACGCACGCGCTTACCATTGCGTCCATTGGGATAGCACTCACACAACCATTTTCCGTTCGGCTGTTTTCTGATGGTCATAAGTTAGAGGTTCTTGATTACTTTGACTGCACGTCCTACGACTTCCACATCATCTACAGAACATTCAAATGAAGTGTCATCTTGGTTAACTACTATTTTGTTTCCGGGTATGCGCGCAATTTTGACGATGCTTTTAACTCCGTCCATATCGACTAACCAGAAGCCATTACTGACTTGTTTAACGGACGTATCCACTACAAAGCTATTATTAGCTGTTTTAACAAATAAAGCGTTGGATGAGTCACCATCGAGCAGGCTGCTATCAAGAAGAATTTCATCACTTGCCTGCAGTTCGCCGTTCTTCAGTTCAACACGTTTGATGCTAGGAGCAACGATCTTAGAAAGTGGTCTTACAGTGACGGGAGGTTCATTTTTGAGATTTGTTTCTTCGTTCTCACACGCATACATATCTCCTTGACCAGTAGCCAGCCATAGAAGGGAAGCTCCTGTTTCAAGGGCACATTGAATTACCCATTCGGCAGGAAAGCTATCCCTTAAGTATCTGTTAGCCATAGTGCTTTTGGATACCTCCAGATGTTCGCAGAGCTGCTGTCGTGAGCTGAAGTTGTAAGCCTTAATAAGCCTGTTAATTGCATCGCGCCCACCACTATCATTTCCCGCCTTGATCAAACTCATAATCAAACCCCTTGACGTATATAAAAAGTGATCCCAATATCCATTTATGGTTTGAAAAGCAAAACCAAACCACATAAAACAAGATAAAACGAAACCAAACTAAGAGATACTGCACTATGAGTACTGATATTTCAATTCGTGTACCAAAAGAGATGGCTACGCCTGCAGAGTTCGCGGAATGGGAAGGTATCTCCCGCGGCTCCGTGTATCAAAAAATTCACCATGGTCAGCTTGCTAAATACATGGTCAAGAAAGAAAAAAACAAAGGCCGCGTAAGCCTGCGTTATTTAATGTACAAAACCGATCAGGTCCGTGAATCCCTCGGTCATTCCAACTTCCGCGTCATTGTTGGTAAGTAAGTTCAATTATGAGAACTTTCTAAGGGGGTAGCATGTTTGATTATAAGATTTCCAAACACCCGCATTTTGATGAAGCCTGTAGAGCTTTTGCACTTCGTCACAATATGGCGAAGCTGGCAGAACGTGCAGGAATGAATGTCCAGACTCTGCGAAACAAACTCAACCCAGATCAACCGCATCAGCTCAATGCGCCAGAAATCTGGCTGCTTACCGATCTGACTGAAGATTCAACGCTGATAGATGGTTTTCTGGCACAGATTCACTGCCTGCCATGTGTACCGATTAATGAGGTAGCAAAAGAGAAACTGCCGCATTACGTCATGAGTGCAACCGCAGAGATCGGGCGTGTTGCTGCAGGTGCGGTATCTGGCAATGTAAAAACCAGTGCAGGTCGTCGTGATGCTATCAGCAGCATTAACTCTGTAACACGACTGATGGCGCTGGCTGCTGTTTCATTGCAGGCCCGTTTACAGGCTAACCCGGCGATGGCGAGTGCAGTTGATACCATGACTGGCCTTGGTGCTTCATTCGGTTTGCTGTGAGGTGCTTATGCTTACGAAAGAACCATCATTTGCATCGCTGCTGGTTAAACAAAGCCCGGCAATGCACTACGGTCACGGCTGGATCATGGGTGAGGATGGTAAACGCTGGCATCCGTGCCGTTCACAAGATGAATTGCTGGCAGAACTATCTACGAAAAAACGGGGGAACAAATGGCTATTGAAGGCGCTGCGGCGACTGTTCCATTAAGCCCCGGTCAACGCCTGAATGGACTTAATCACATTGCGGAGTTAAGGGCGAAAGTTTTTGGTCTGAATATTGAGTCAGAGCTTGAGCGGTTTATTAAAGATATGCGTGATCCACGCGATATTAATAGCGAACAAAATAAACGGGCACTGGCTGCCATATTCTTTATGGCAAAAATTCCAGCTGAACGTCATAGCATCAGCATTAATGAGCTGACCACTGACGAAAAGCGGGAGTTGATTAAAGCAATGAATCATTTTCGTGCAGTGGTGAGCTTATTTCCCAGACGGCTAACCATGCCGAATTAACCAACTAATGAAATTAATGGCGTAAACCCGCCGGGCATCCCTTTATCTAAATTCAGGAGAATTGATTATGCGTAATATTGAAACCCTCTCGACTAAAACCGGACCGGATGACGCAGGGCTTAATATTTTACTGACAGAGGCTCGTCTGGAAGAACGCCGGGCAAGGGCTGAAGCAATGGCAGCTCGCCTTGATAGCCTGGCGTGTCATATCACATCCCGCCAGCTAAACCACGTCGAAGCGGCAGAACTGCTGCGTGTAACTGCTGAAGCAATCCAGAACGAAGCGCAGGAGATCCACTAATGGCTGATGCAATGGATCTCGTACAGCAGCGCGTTGAAGAAGAACGCCAGCGCCATATTCGTGCTGCCCGTGCCAAAACACCGGGCGTGTCTCGCGTGCTTTGTATTGAATGTGAAGCGCCAATTCCGCCAGCACGACGCCGCGCCATTCCGGGAGTGCAGCTTTGCATTACCTGCCAGGAAATCGTAGAGCTGAAAGGCAAACATTACAACGGAGGTGCTGTATGACAAGGGCAGTGCGTATCCATCAATTAAAAATTGCACCTAAGTATTTCAACGCTGTGGTTGCAGGTCAAAAGACGGCTGAACTTCGTAAAGACGATCGTGGCTATAAAGTTGGTGATGTTCTTTCTCTTTGCGAATGGAAGCATGGCGTATTTACGGGTAGGGAATGGGCCGCTGTTATCTCTCATGTGCTTCCGGTTAATGACGTCATGGCAGTTTCAGAACAATGGGTGATGCTATCAATTCGCCCATTAACCCCATTAGAAGCTTTAGGATATGTTATTGCAGGAGGTGCTGTATGAGCACCATCCTGAAATGGGCGGGTAATAAAACTACCATTATGTCCGAACTGAAAAAACATCTTCCTGCTGGCCCGCGACTGGTTGAACCTTTCGCGGGTTCCTGTGCTGTGATGATGGAGACGGATTACCCCAGCTATCTTGTTGCGGATATTAATCCTGATTTAATCAACCTCTATAAAAAGGTTGCTGCTGATTGTGAATCGTTTATATCTCGCGCCAGAGTTTTATTTGAGATCGCAAACAGGGAGGTGGCTTATTACAACATAAGGCAGGAGTTTAATTACTCAACTGAAATTACTGATTTCATGAAAGCGGTATATTTCCTGTATCTCAATCGTCACGGTTACCGTGGTTTATGTAGCTATAACAAGAGCGGGCATTTCAACATTCCCTACGGTAATTATAAAAATCCGTATTTCCCTGAAAAAGAAATTCGCGCATTTGCAGAAAAGGCCCAGCGAGCAACGTTTATCTGCGCCAGCTTTGATGAAACGCTGGCGATGTTGAAGGCGGGGGATGTGGTGTATTGCGATCCGCCGTATGACGGTACGTTTTCCGGCTATCACACTGATGGTTTCACTGAAGATGACCAGTATCACCTGGCATCCGTTCTTGAACATCGGTCATCAGAAGGACATCCGGTCATTGTTTCTAACAGTGACACATCCCTGATCCGTTCGCTGTATCGCAATTTTACTCACCACTACATCAAGGCAAAACGCAGCATCGGCGTAGCAGCTGGTGAGAGTAAATCTGCAACAGAAATCATCGCTGTTTCTGGGGCACGCTGCTGGGTGGGATTTGATTCTTCGCGTGGCGTGGATAGTTCTGCCGTGTACGGAGTGCGTGCATGAGCCATGCTGATATGAACAACTGCAGCGGCTTTAACGAGGCCGCCGCAGCATTCTCATGGAACAGCCCGAAAAAGGCTATTAACCCTTATCTGGACCCGGCGGAAGTTGCGCCGGTTTCTGCGCTTTCAAACCTGATCACTCTGTACGCTGCCGATAACGAGCAGGAACAACTGCGCCGCGAGGCACTGAGTGATCAGGTCTGGGAGCGTTATTTCTTTAATGAATCCCGTGATCCTGTCCAGCGCGAAATGGAGCAGGATAAGCTTATTAGCCGGGCAAAGCTGGCGCATGAGCAGCAGCGTTTTAATCCGGACATGGTCATACTGGCGGACGTTAACGCCCAGCCTTCCCATATCAGCAAGCCGCTGATGCAACGTATTGAATACTTCAGCAGCCTGGGCAGGCCAAAGGCTTATTCCCGCTATTTGCGTGAGACGATTAAGCCATGTCTGGAACGACTGGAGCATGTACGCGACAGTCAGCTATCCACTTCTTTTCGCTTTATGGCAAGCCATGAAGGGCTGGACGGCCTGCTGATCTTGCCTGAAATGAGTCAGGATCAGGTGAAACGCCTGTCTACTCTTGTCGCTGCGCATATGAGTATGTGTCTTGATGCCGCTTGTGGTGATTTGTACGCCACCGATGATGTTAAGCCAGAAGAAATCCGCAAGACATGGGAAAAGGTGGCAGCAGAAACCCTGCGACTGGATGTCATACCGCCTGCGTTTGAGCAACTCCGCCGGAAAAGAAACCGCCGTAAACCCGTGCCCTATGAACTCATTCCGGGTTCGCTGGCGCGTATGTTGTGCGCCGATTGGTGGTACCGGAAATTATGGAAGATGCGTTGCGAATGGCGGGAAGAGCAGTTGCGTGCTGTTTGCCTGGTCAGCAAAAAAGCATCTCCCTATGTCAGCTATGAAGCCGTGATGCATAAACGTGAGCAGCGCCGTAAGTCGCTGGAGTTTTTCCGTTCTCATGAACTGGTGAACGAAGACGGCGACACGCTGGACATGGAGGATGTGGTAAACGCCAGCAGCAGCAACCCTGCGCATCGCCGCAATGAGATGATGGCCTGTGTTAAAGGTCTGGAGCTTATCGCGGAAATGCGCGGTGACTGCGCCGTTTTCTACACCATCACCTGTCCGTCACGTTTCCATTCCACGCTAAATAACGGCAGGCCCAACCCGACCTGGACAAATGCGACGGTAAGACAAAGCAGTGATTATCTGGTCGGCATGTTTGCTGCATTTCGTAAGGCGATGCACAAAGCCGGGTTGCGCTGGTATGGCGTGCGGGTGGCTGAGCCGCATCATGACGGCACAGTTCACTGGCACCTGTTGTGTTTCATGCGCAAAAAAGACCGCCGCGCCATTACTGCATTGTTGCGTAAGTTTGCTATCCGTGAAGACCGCGAGGAGCTGGGTAATAACACGGGGCCACGCTTTAAGTCTGAGCTGATAAACCCGCGCAAAGGAACGCCGACTAGCTACATCGTGAAATACATCAGTAAGAACATTGACGGGCGTGGTCTGGCTGGCGAGATCAGCAAGGAAACGGGGAAATCCCTGCGTGATAATGCTGAATACGTTAATGCCTGGGCGTCTCTGCATCGTGTTCAGCAATTCCGCTTCTTTGGCATTCCGGGGCGTCAGGCTTACCGTGAACTGCGATTGCTGGCTGGTCAGGCGGCAAGGCAACAGGGGGACAAAAAAGCAGGTGCGCCGGTACTGGATAACCCGCGCCTTGATGCCATTCTGGCTGCTGCTGATGCTGGTTGTTTTGCCACCTACATCATGAAGCAGGGTGGCGTACTGGTTCCCCGCAAATATCACCTCATCAGAACTGCTTATGAAATCAACGAAGAGCCGACCGCCTATGGCGATCACGGCATTCGTATTTATGGCATCTGGTCACCTATTGCAGAGGGCAAGATCTGCACTCATGCCGTGAAGTGGAAAATGGTTCGTAAGGCCGTTGACGTTCAGGAGGCGGCAGCCGACCAGGGCGCTTGCGCCCCTTGGACTCGTGGCAATAACTGTCCCCCTGTTGAAAATTTGAACCAAACAGGGGGGGAAGTAACGGGTATCACGTCCATGGATGAAAAGGCGCTGCAGGACTATCTGCACGGCATGGGCAAAAAGGAACGGCGGGAGCTGGTTGCCCGGCTCAGGCTGGTAAAACCGAAACGGAAAAAGGCATACAAGCAGAATATTTCTGAGCAGCAGCGCCTGCAGCTGGAGTATGAGTTGCGGTCCAGAGGGTTCGATGGCAGTGAGTATGAAGTGAATTTACTTTTACGCGGCGGCAGCCTTCCGTCAGGGGGAGGGCTGCGCATCTTTTACCAGAACGGGCGGCTGCGTGAGGATGACAAGTGGCGGCAGTATTACTGACACACCGAAAATATTTCCTGTCTTTGACTCATATCAGGGCTTTCTTATTGAAGTCCAAAAAAGCGTTTTACATTTAGAAATCGGTACTATACTGTATATATAAACAGTGTATATACATACAGTTATCTTGTGTAAGTGGCCGTAATAGGAGGGAAAATGCAGGATTATCTTTTGGAATCATTGAAACTTCAGCGCATCGATTTTTTCATAAAACTGGTAGCGGCGAGCGAGTGCAGCGACGAAGAAAAGCGGCTGGCCATCCAGTGGGTTTCCGAGCTGACTGACGAGCTGATGGCGAAAATCCGCAACCATGAATACAGCCGAACAATGGACGTTACCTGTTAGGGGAAAATCTATGCGCATTGAAATAATGATCGATAAAGAGCAGAAAATTAGCCAGATGCTTTTAGAAGCACTTGAATCCGAGCTTTACCGAAATTTGCGCCCCCTCTACCCAAAAACAGCTATCCGAATCCGCAAGGGCAGCGCCAATGGTATTGAACTTAGCGGGGTAAGACAGGCTGAAGATAAGGAACGTGTAATGGAAATTCTGCAGCAGGTCTGGGAAGACGACAGCTGGTTACACTGAAACGTTGCCCCCGAAAGAATTCCTTCTGATGGGGGTAAGGTTGAACAATGAGTGAAACGAGGTGTTAGATGCGACGGCCATTTGAAAATGGTCGTCCGCTTTGTGCCAGAAGTGGACATTGTGACAGTCAGAAAGCCCTTATCTGAACGAAAAGAAATAATGTCGTTGGGATGGTTTACTTTACAATGTCGGTTTTGAACAGCCTACAAAACAGGTGAGCACGTGCATGCCAACATGATTGAATACCTAAATATTTTCATACAGGTTGTTGAGCAGGGTAGCTTCACGAAAGCTGCTGATGTACTTCAGATTCATCGCCCCACTGTGAGCAAAGCGATACAGCAGATAGAGCATGATCTGGGTGTAAAACTCATTTATCGCACAACCCGAAAGCTGAGCGTTACTGCTGAAGGGGATGAGTTCTATCATCATGCTAGGCATGTTCTGGCCGAAGTTAATGACATGATGGCCAGTTTTTCACCGACACTTCCACCGCGAGGACGCCTGAGACTTGATGTGCCCCTGGCGCTGGCGCATTCCATATTGATCCCTAATCTCAGGCATTTTCAGGCACTGTATCCAGGTATTGAAGTTGTGCTGGTTTCTTCCGATAAAAAAACTGATTTGATTACGGAAGGCGTAGATTGCCTTGTCCGCCTGGGGGCGCTTCAAGATTCTAGTTTTATATCCAGACGTCTTGGTGACATCCGGATGGTTACCTGTGCAGCCCCGTCTTACCTGCAGCAGCATGAGCGGCCAGAAACACTTGCGGATCTGGATAAACATCGGGCAATTAACTTTTTTAGCGACCACAGTCGTGACGTCATGGAATGGAAGTTTATCGAAGACGGGAGCATTGTTTCGCTACGTCCTGCGGGCAGCCTGCTGGTTGATAATTCCGATATTCTGCTTTCTTGTGCTCTGGCTGGTCTGGGCATTATCCAGGCTACCTATGATGCCGTTGCTCCCCATATTGCTTCCGGCGCTCTTGAAGAGATTCTGCCGCAATACCCATCGGTGTCAAAGCCCGTGTCAGTGATGTATCCCGACAGGCGCTACCTTTCTCCAAAAGTGCGCGTCTTTATCGACTGGTTCAGTGATATTCTGGCCACGCAGATCCGCTGAAGCAGGCGGATTGTTAATGGATAATTAATACTGAAGTTCCCTCTCAGCTATTTCTGGTGTGTTCGTAACAACGTAGATTGTTCACAAATGATTCGGGCATCCCTTCGGCATTATTCTGAAGGTGTGCCTTTAACTGAAGAGAGTTGAATATGTCTAAAGTTATTACCTTTAACCGCACCGGTGGCCCGGAAGTGCTGGAAGTTGTTGATGTGCAGGTGCCTGCACCGACAGCGGGTGAAGTGCAGATCCGCGTACATGCGATAGGTATCAACCGTGCAGAAATCATGTACCGCAACGGCCAATATGTTATTGAGCCGGAATTTCCGGCACGTCTTGGTTATGAAGCGGCCGGCGTTGTACAGGCAGTAGGTGAGAATGTAGATGAGTTTACCACTGGAGATCGGGTAAGCGTGATCCCTTCATTTATGTTTAATGAATACGGCATGTATGGTGAAGTGGTCAACGCACCGGTTCATGCTGTCGTAAAGCATCCTGAAAACCTTTCATTCGAGGAAGCCGCCGCAAGCTGGATGATGTATGTCACCGCTTATGGTGCGCTGGTTGAGTATGGCAACCTTCAGGCTGGTCAGAATGTCGTGATCCGCGCAGCATCAAGCAGCGTGGGTCTGGCTGCCATACAGATTGCTAACATGCTGGGTGCAAACCCAATTGCACTCACACGGACCTCTGAAAAAAGCGAAATGCTCCTTAAAGCTGGCGCAGCCGCCGTCATTGCTACTGCGGAGCAGGATATGGTTGCTGAAATCAGTCGTGCAACAGATGGCGCAGGTGCCCATATTGTTTTTGATCCCGTCGGTGGGCCGGACGTGGCAAAACTGACGCAGGTGATGGCACCACAGGGTATGTTTTTCCAGTACGGCGCGCTCGATAGCCGTGACATGCTTGTGCCTGTATTTGATATTCTCGGTAAGCATCTCACCCTGCGTGGATATGAGCTGTTTGAAATCACGACGGACTCTGAAAAAATGGCGCGCGCAAAATCCTTTATCACAGAAGGCTTGCGAGTCGGCAAACTGAAGCCGGTCATCGATAAGACGTTCCCGTTCGAAGAGATTGCAGACGCCCAGCGCTATATGGAGTCCAATGGACAGGTCGGCAAAATAGTTGTGACCGTTGAGTAATCCTTACCGCAGCATTCTATAAATGAGTCTTGCGCAGCCTGGATATTTCCAGGCTTTTTATTGTTCGTGGTTTCGATACTATGGCTCCGGCAGGTACTGGCTTCGATTTCCACTACTCGAAAATTAAATGTCCGTTTCTCGCTCATAGTAGACCTTAAGCTTTTTTAGTTCATCTGCGTTTTTCAAACGGGCATTTGGATACGCGCATTCATTTCTCTCATCCGTGCATGACTATGCTGCATGAGAACGCATGATCGTTTGAGGATCGTTTTGATGCAGGCCCGCCAGTTCTGGCGGGCTTTTGCTTATGTCATGCACCTGCATGAAAACCACTACACAAAGCGAGCAGGCGTGGCGGGGATACGAGCGCGCGCAACAGTGTAACAATCTGGATCTAATGTGATATAGTTACTGTAAATATTATTAACTATTCTTATATGCATTATTAAATATTTTAATGGAGCGTTTATGGAAAAATATCAAGATGAGGAATATGTAGATGATTTAACTGAGCGTGTTTTTCTCATTAAGCAACAACTGGAAGCGGGAAAACTAAAAATAGCTCATCATCTTGTAGAAGGTTTTATTGAAAGTTTTAAAAGAATAAGGCTGCGACAGGATGGTAAAGTTGACCCTTCTACTGTTGATGGCAGAATAAGGGCTATGGGAGCAGCGGTTAATCACTTTTTAGAAAGAGAAGATATAAAAAACAAATACTCTATTCAGGACTTGCAAAGTTCTTACTTTAATATTCTTTTTAGTAATTTTGGCGAGTTGTTTTATCTGATGAAAAAAACTAATGCAACGCCACATAAAGCATCAAGTTTTTTTCTCAACAAGAAGAATATGTTAAGCAAATAGAAGATATTTTTCCTGAGTTATATAATCAGGTAATAGAGTTTTGGCAGGTAACATCCGATATTGGTGTAATACATTTGCAGGATGGTTCTCAGTTTAAAGCTAATTTTTCTGGTGACTTATTTCCTGCATTTGATGAGAATGCTGTCTCTATTGCAGGGTTGTATGTTGATACTATTTCACTTCCATGTCCTATATTAAGAGTCGGTCGTCTCTATGAAAAGTCAGATAAGGCTGAGTTTACAAGGATACTTCTGAAGCATGTCCTAACATGTATGACATATAAAGAAGTAGCGCTTGAAGATATAGAGCCAGCAATAGTATTAATTTTGCCGGATAGAAGAGATTTTGAAACTGAGAGCAAAAAAAATTTGATGAGTTTTTGTGAGCCTTATGCTCTGACTCATGCGCAATATCTCTATGATCGACGGTTCGAAAGCTACGATGAATTTCGAGATTTTAGTTATTCGATGAATGATATTGATGCTGTTCTTAAAAATATTAAGAGAGCAGATAGACTTATTTTTGATACAGCATGGGGGCTAAATCCAAAAACTCAATTAGAAAAACTACTATCTGATAAAAAAAGAATATCACGTAATCTTGTTGGTGATCATGCTGGAATGGAGGTTTTCCTTTCCTGCATTGGAAGAATGCCGCAAGCCTATTCAGCAAAATGTAATGCACAAGAACTTGGTAGTACTCCATATATAAATGCAGACACATCTTGGCTCTATTATACTTGGCTTATTGAGTACGAATCTCTTAATTTTGATGTCAATGATATTGAACTAAAAAATTTGCATATGGTTCATGCGTTATCTGCTGGTATGCAAGATGGTTTTTCATGGTTAGGAAATGTACCGGTCAATAAAATAATTGAGTTGAGACGTAACAAATTGATGGAGGATGTAAGATCCATCTTATCAAATGGTGTTGACTCTTTAATCAATTCTTCGGCAGAGAGCTTTTCGAGGACAACGCAAAAAGTAATTGATAATGTAGACCGGGCTTTTATTGAACATCAAAGGATTCTTGCAAAAGCCCAAAAAGAGAAATTGAGAATTTACGGACTAGATGTCCTACCATGTATCGCAAATGGTGCTATAGCAATTGCTGGAGCGCTGACTGGCAATACTACTTTAACGGCGTTAAGTGCAGGCCTTGGAGTAATAGGTATTCCGAGTATTAGTGATATCAAATCTAAATTTAAGCAGAGGCAAGAGAAGCTTGATGCCTATCAACGTTCTGTTACAGGTATACTCTTTAGCCATAAATCTTAATGTAGAGGGCCGAGGTATTCGGCCCTTAGTTTTATATGAAACTGTATGGCATGAATTTTATTATGTCATCTTTGAGCCATTTATTGAGTTCTTCTATTCTGTTTTGTAGCGGTATCAATTCATTACGCATAAAAACCTTACTAGCCTTCTCCACATCCCCAAATCCCCCAACATTATTCGGCATTATCCCCATCATTTGCGGCGGCACTCGGTGTGCTGCCATCATGTCATCCCGGCTCACGTTCTTGATATTCAAAAATTCATCCTTTGCCGCGACTTCTGACAGAGGAATAATCTGAAGCCCGTCTTTTTTGCCGTTAGGCGAGTACATAAACAGGTTGCGGAAGTTGCCTGGACCTTTGGCGCTTTTCATCGCGTTACGGAGATTGTTTACATCTTCCTGGTTCTGCGCGGCGTCGGTCATGTACATGATGAAGCCTGCATGGCTGCCGTTGATGTAATACTTACGGCGGAACAGCGTGGCGGACTCGTTGAGCAGGGCTGACGGAATGGCAGAAAGATAACCGGGCAGGCCGTAGATCTCCTGGTTGATATCTGGTTCCATCAGATGAAAAATGCTGCCTTTCGTGAACTGATACGGTTGCGTGGTCATACCGTATTGCACAAACCAGTAGGTATCCAGGTCTAACCCGCGTCGGGTATATTTTGCCAGGGCAGGCTCAAGAGCGATAATTTCACCGAACCGGTTCGTGCGTTTCTCCAGATAGGCGTTACCAAATACCAGATAGTCCTGCACAAAACGTGAAAAAGCCTGCTGGCTGAGCAGCGGGTGAGGGATGTAGGTACTGGTCAGAATATTGCATTTCACCGCAATTGGTGAACTGTGATGCACGGCGGCGCGGAAGGTTCGCGCCAGTCCGTCGAAACTCACAGGCGGCTCATACCAGCGATCCATCTGTACGCATTCCACATAGTCCAGCAGTTCACGGCGGTCCAGAACAGGAACGGGATCGCCGAAGCTGAATGCTTCGGCTGTAGTTTGACTTTTAAGCTGGATCTGTTTCGTCGCCGCAGCGCGGTTCTTCTTACTCTTTCCCATCAAAAAATCTCCACAATATTGCTGGTATTGGCGGATTCGCCCTGCAGCGGTTCGTTAAACAGTGCGTGCATCGTTGCCCAGGCCAGATCGGCGTGGCTGGCTTCTTCGCTGCGGCTGGCTTCATAGGTCGGGCGGTTGCCACTGGCGGTGGTGGCGCGACGGATTGCCATGAATGACTGCGCTATGTCGGTGTGTCCGGCGTCAAACTCCAGACGGCGGTGGCTGATAATGTCGTAGGCCTTGAGTACCAGGGCGTTTTTAACGTTGGGGTTGTAGACAAACTCCCGGACGGCAGGAAAGAATGCTTTCACGTTCTCGTAAACCCCGTGGCCGACGCCAGTTGAGTCGATGCCGATGTATGTCACGTTGTACTGTTCGGTCAGTTTTTTGATGGCGTCAGCCTGGGCGCGGAAGTCCATCCCGCGCCACTGGTGACGCTCAAGAATGCGGAACTTACCGCCTGGCACGGCTGGCGGTGCCACCACCACGCATCCGGCACTGTCGCCGTTCTGCGTACCTTTTGCCGGGTCATAACCGATCCACACTTCGCGCCAGCCAAACGGGCGCAGGGCCAGAGCATGAAAGTCGGTCCAGACTTCCCAACTGTCCACCATGCACGCCTGCAGCTCGCTGAGCGGAAACACGGACGCGAGATCGTCCACAAACTCGCACATCAGCAGGTTCTGGTATTCGTCCGGGCTGTACTCCATGCGCAACTGGTCAAGGTCGAACAGGTTGCAGCCGCCGCGCACCGCATCTTCCACGGTGACTATCTGGCGGTATTGCCCGTCTGCGCACAGCAGGCCGGGGGCCAGATTGCTGTGGGACAGGTCGATGTCCACCTTATCGGCTTTGTTGCGCCCACGGTTGAACAGTGCACCGGACCAGAACGGATAAGCACTGTGTGTCAGGCTGGATGGCGTGGAAAAATAGGTTTGTCGCCATTTCTTGTGAATAGCCATACCAGAAGCCACTTTGCGCAGCTCCTGGAATTTCGGTATCCAGAAATATTCATCCAGATACAGGTTGCCGTGGTAACTCTGGGCCGTGCGGGCATTGGTGCCGAGGAAATACAGTGTGGCCCCGTTGGGAAGCACCATCGGATCGCCTTTCAGCTCCACCTCCACTTCTTTGGCAAAGTCGATGATGTACTGTTTGAAGACGTGGGCCTGTGCCTTGCTGGCGGAAAGAAAAATCTGGTTACGTCCGGTAAGCAGAGCGTCAATCAGGGCTTCACGGGCAAAATAGAAGGTCGCGCCGATCTGGCGTGACTTCAGCAGGTTGCGGATGCGGTTGGTTTTTCCGGCTTCCCACCAGTGGCGCTGGTAGTTGAACATGGAGGAATGGAAGATTTCTTCCAGCTTCTCAATCTGTTCATCGGTGAAGACATTCTTTTCCGGCTGACGGCGCGGGCCTTTGTTGCGGTTGGCGACGTTAGGGTTTAAGTCGGCTTCGTTGACCTGTCCATCTACTGGCAGGAAGACACCCGCCGCCGTTCAGTTATCGACAACCCGAAACGTGACCGGATTGAAAACTTTGAATCCGTTAATGAAGCCTATGTGGTTGAGGACTACCGCTGCGCCGCACTGGTGGAAAACATCCAGATTGGTGATTTCAGCGCCGCCGCAGCCGAAACCGGAGCGTAATCCATGAGCCTGAGTCCCGCACGGCAGCATCGCCTGCGCGTTCAGGCTGAACAGGCCGCCCGCGAGGGCGGCAGTGTTCGCCACGCATCGGGCTATGACCTGATGCTGCTGCAACTGGCGGAAGACCGCCGCCGTCTCAAGGGCGTTCAGTCCACGGTCAAAAAAGCGGAAATCAAGGTGGAGCTGCTGCCGAAATACGCCGCCTGGGCAGAGGGTGTT